ATATATACAATTTGACTTGCCATCTGGTCCTATTGAGCAGTTTGGACATCCAGTAGAAGTTGGTGTCATATATAAAGTTACGACTCTGCCCAAATCGCTAATGAGTTGCGAAATAGTGGTTTTGAATAATGCTTTTAGATTGTCATCTACATAAAATCCGGCACTTGGGAGTGATTCACCCATTTTTATATCTCCATTATTACCAGCCTATTACGAAAAATGCTTTTCCACTTCCACCTGCTTGTGCCATTGCATCAGGACCAACATCATAAGGAACGACACGAGGGTTACCATCGATGTCTGTCAAAACATTCCAAGGTGCACTTTCTCCAGATACATCTGTTCCTACTCCAATCAATGCAGATCCAGCAATCAAACTTAGATCTAATGTAGCAGCATCTCCATCCAAGAAGTTTACATCTGACCTTGCGATATTGCGTAAAGCTACTGTAGTAGAAGAATCATCAGAGGTTGCACAAATTGTTATGGTGTACCATGATGGATCTTTTAGTCCGCCAGTTTTTCCTGCCACATAGCAGTTTTTTATTATACAAGACCCAAGACTGCTGTGTGCTCCACGTAAACCATAACCATTTGCTGCATCCAAATGAATAAATGCACTATTATATGCCTTAAACGCTCCATATTCTTGATAAAGCGCACCAAGTGCAGCAGAATATGCTTCTGATATTACTACACTATTTATTACTTCAAATCCAGTTTGTGTAGCGCCACTATTCATTAATATGGCCGCACCGGATGCTGTTTTACGAATAATAGAATTTAATATTCTAACAGTGCCAATGTTTGCAGCGGCTCCTGCTCCACCTACGGATGATAGTTGTAATCCATCTAGTATTATTAATCCTCCATTGCCAATACGTGAAAAAGTTGTAGCATCAACAGTACGGCGATATGCTGTAGTTTTTATTGTTCCATGTGAACCATGCTTAGTAGCAGCAATCAACTTCAAATAACAAGTGCTACTAGTAACCCATAAGTCAAATGATGCACCGGCAGTTGTATCATCAAAATTGTCACACGCAACTACCCACGCTTGATCTGCTGCAACAAGGTCAACGTCCGCATCCGATAATGCCTTTAGTGATGCATAGTCTTTCCCTGGTCCTAATGTTTTATTTACTATAGTGGCCACTAGTCACCTATTATGAAAAGTCTTGTGAAATGTCGGCAAAATAACGACCAAATCGCTGAACATACATCATACTAACAATATCGAAGTGTCCAGATGTAGTCGTAAGTGTTGGCGCATCTCCGCCAGCCCATTTTACACTGCTTGGCCATGTAAGAGTCTTACTACCGACTGCTTGCTGCAAAATAAACATATATTTTGTGCCATCTTTTGGATTACTAAGAGTTTGTATTGTGGCACTATTTGTAAGTCCAAGCCTGAAGATATTGGATCGTGATAAATCTACAGACAAGCCAGTCCCGAACGGTATATTAGCAACAGGACTTCGCATGGTAGTAAATATAGAATCACCTACTGGTGACATTACTCCAGAACCTGGCAGTGGCCCTAGTCTAAGAGATGCTCCTAAATATGACATACGTCACTCCTTTAGATAATAAATGTTTTGCTATATATAATATGTTTATTATTTTTATATTAATATGCTTCTTCCGAGCCGTCCCTACATACTTCATAATGGGCGTCAACGCCTAGCATTGCTAGGTTTGCTGATGCAGTACCCACGGCTTTACTGTCTGAAAAGTCGTCAGCTGCATCTGACGCACCTAGGCGTATCACCTCGCAAAGTAAGAAAGAACTATTGCCTTCAGTAGCAGGTGGAGGAATGTCTGATACTAATGTATGTATTAAGTGCTTGAACCCATCTGTGGTCAAAATGGTTTGACTGGTAGTATTTGTGCCCCAAGATGTTGGAGCAAGAATTTCATCCCCTTGCCCAGCCCACATGTAGTTGATTTTCCATCGAACTGTACGATCAGCCGCTGGAACTACCATAGGTATAACGTGAACATGTACGTCAACGATCTTAGATCCCGGTCTCCTGTCGTGATTTAATTGTATAGCTATATAAATCTTATTGTCCTGGTCTCGGCGAAAACATCCGACGTTGAACCTTCCAGCTGTTCGAAACGCTTCATAGGTTAAATCGGCGTTGTTTGCTGTTGCGTCAACGGCCGAAAAGAAACTATCCTGAATCATTGGTGAACGATTATTACTTACTGCCATATTACACCGCCGTGCTCATTAGTATATAAATAGTTACTGACCCAGCACTAAGCGTGTTTAGCGCAACGTCAGATCGTAATGTAACAGTTATACCAGTTGTGGCAGTATGATTCTCTGACATATTAACTGCCGTATATTGGAAAACATCAGCAGCTACTGCCTGAAATACATCGAATGCTGCCGCATAATTATCTGTGTTGCCAGCTAATCCTACCTCTATCGTAGCGACAGCTGCGCCACCTCCGGAGAATGCCGTGGAGTGCTTTATCTTAACAGCATGTACAATCCCAGCTGCTGGTAGCGTGTAAAGAGCGATCTCTTTGAAGATTCCTGCGTCGGAAAAGTCGCTGTAGGCTTTAGTGTACTTGACCCAAGTAGGTGCCGTTCCACCCGGCTGGGAGAACGTCGTTGGGGTCGTTACAATCGGAGTCCCTGAATAACTCATATGTTACCTCTTACCAAATAATAGCGTTATATTACCATCCAGGCTGTTCCGGTACAAATCAAGGTCGCAGAAGCCCAGTTACTGGACAGTACATAGGTTGTCGCTCCGTCGATGAGTTCACCTCCGTCGGCGTCAATGGTAATGTTGTTGACAGAGCAAACGCCTGATTCATCCTTGATAACATAGACACACCCAGACTCAGCCGTGGCAGCTGGAGGCAGGTTGATTGTTCGGGCAACGGACGTGTCCGTAACTCCAATGTAATAATCATTGAGAAGCGCCGTGTAAGGGAAGCTTCCAGCGGCTGGGGCCGTACGCAGTACCTGCTGTCCTCCCTGGAAACGGGCCGCACGTCCGCCGTTGTTGGAGCACGAGGCGTAGATCGCCGGAGCGGTCCCTGCCTGGGCAACTCTTACAGCGGAAGACGCTGAAGTGCTAGTACGGTCGACGTAGATACCATTCGAGGCTCCAGCCTGAGTTAGCTGGAAGCCTACGCCGGATCCGTCATTCTGGAGATCAATGACGTTTCCAGCCCCAGTTCCAGTCTTATTGATATCGAGGACGCAGCCGTTACCGGACTTGTTGAATTCGAAGCAGTCCCCTGAGAGAGCATCGTCTAGTTGGAAAGCTTGTGCCGAACCGGCCCCTGTTCGTGTTAGGTAGAAGTGTCGAACGTCAACCGTGGAGGCGATTTCTACAGCCGCAGTAGCGCCTGCGTTGGAGGGAACCATCTTGAGACAGGCTCCCGTTCCAGCGTTGGAGACGTCGATGCAGTGTCCGGCACCTGTACTCGTCTTGTTGATGTCGATCCCAATGCCAGTACTATTCACGTTGAGTTCGAGAGCATCGCCGGAACCCTCCGAGGTTGCCTGGAAGCAGTTGCCTGTGGCAGTCGAAGCGGTTATTACGGAAACGCCTGGGCCGATACTCCCAGCGGCGGGAACGACAGCAAGGCCAGAACCGGAGCCTGCATTCGAAATATATACTACAGTCCCGCCCCCAGAGTGAGTTTTCGTTATGGCAATGCCACGGCCGGTGCCTACGTAATCTATCGTTACACAATCGGCACTGCCTGTGTGAGTCTTATTGATATCGATGCCGATGCCATCAGCGTTCTGGTTTATTTCGATGGCGTCTTCCGCTCCAGTTTGCGTAATAATGGCCGACTGATAGGCATCCGTGCTTGTCTTGCTTACAAAAAGTCCAACGCCTCCGCCTGTCTGGTTTACACGAACGCCATATCCTCCTCCTGCGTTAGCAACAGATACTCCATTTCCAGAGCCTATACCCGTTTTATTAACGTATACAGCAGTCTCATTGCCGGATTGCGTGATACTAAGACTGTTTCCAGTACCGGCATTATTAATATCAATGCAATTGCCAGTGCCAGTATTAGTTTTATCTATATCTAGTCCAATAATAGCAGTGTCTACATCAATGTCAACGTGACGTGCGTGAACTTCTGCAAACCTGTTTGAAGTAGAACCCAGATCATATGTAACATCGGCAGATGGTATTGCATCTCGTGACTGATGATAATATTGTGGATGATCATCATCAAGTAGTCCAACTAGCGAACCATGGTCGGTTGGAGAATAGAAATCATATGTATTTTCCCATGCACTTGAAACTTCAAATAGTTGTGCCGCACCTTGATAAACGATAGCTTTTGCTATAAGTCTTGCATTTGCACTAACTTCTGGAGGTAATGTGCCTGGAACTCCAACTTCTTGAGCCTCTGGTAGAGAATAGTCGCCTTGTCCGTAAACAGAATAAACTGAACCATCTACTCCAAGGAAAATCCAATGAATACCATATTTGCCAGCAGTCAAATCAGCAAGAACGCCCGAATTGTCATCATACTTGGTATTACTAAGTGCGGTTTGCGAAACCTCTGTGCTCCAGCCAGTGGCACCATCTCGATAATACGCAGTAAATGTATCCGAGCCTGAGCTGTCAAAGGCTGGAGTTGTATATCTATTTAATCCTTCCCAGAAAGCACCCTGTGTTACTGCAAATGTTCTAACAGCACCAGATGCCATAACTGCGCCACTTACTCGTGCCATCGGAGCAGTTTCTTGAAGTCGTAGGATAGTATTTAGTGCGGCAGAAGCTACATAATGTTGTGTCTCATTATTTATTTTTACATTTAATCCACTGGCGAAAACCTTGCCAAGTAAAATATTAGTATTATATTCAGTTGGTACAGAGGTTGAAATGGCCACTTGTGGTGCGCCGGAGTTATATTCCACATATACATAGTTTAGTTCTGTATCAGTTAGTGCGCCACTTGGCAATGCAGCCCATTCAAACGACTTTAGTACAGAGCGTGGATTATTTACAGAGCGTATAAATCCTGAACCAGCAGCAACTGCAATAGCTCCAGTGCCAAGATCAGTAATTTCGCCGCCTCCTATAGCTCCTGTTGACCAAAGAACATCAATAGATTCTTGTAGTTTATTAACTTCTGGTGTGCCAATAGTTGCTACTGGTACGTTATCGGCACTAATAAGACTGTGTGGAGAAATATAAAGTCTACCAGATGCATCGACTAGCATTGGTCGGCCTTTAGGACCAAATTGAAATACATATCCGGCAGTGCCAGTTTCACCAGTAAATACTAGTCTGCCACTAGCATCGACTACAATGTTTCGTCCTTTTGGTCCAACCATGAATGGAAATAGGTCGCTGTCTGCCATTATATCCTCCGCTTTATATCTTTATTGGTAATAGCTTTCATCGAATGGACTATCGTAATAACGTGTCACCGTGGAAGTATCACCATTGTGGTCTTCTTCCGTTTTGATGTTTGAGTTATCATAACATATTAGTGTGCCATAGTTTGCGGCACTCTTATTCTTTGTTAGGTACTTCTTTATATTATCTTCAAGTTCACCACATACATCTGACATTATTTCTTTATGTCCGCCAAATGCGGCTGTGCTATTTATTGCAGTATCACCATCTTTTACGCTAATACCTTTCGATACCGCAGAAGCATAACGTCTCTTGGACAATAAACACTCGGCTTGTAAAATAATCATGTCACCTTCTGCCTCTGTTGGCATAGGTGCGATTCCAGAAGCTGCTTGAAAATATTCAAATGTAGTGCCAAGTTTCCAATTTATTCTTCGAATAGCTTTTATTAAAAGGTCACGAGTTTGTTCATTGCTTAAATCTGTAGGATTACCAAAATCTAGCTGGACTGCATCAATATATGTTGATATTCCAGAACCTAGTATGAAAGGAGTACCCATGTTTTATCCTCGTGTGAATAATGCGTCACATAGTAAGACTCTATATAGTTACTACGACTTATTGGCGACAATACCAATAGTTTCGTGCTATAAACAAAAAAAAGAGGGAGAAGGCCCGAAGGCCAACTCCCTCAATAAAGTTATTAAATCTTATAAAGATTACATTGAGCCAAGTAGTGCTCGGCGAGTATCAAGAGCGGCAAAACCAAGTTCCATCCAACCATATACTCCAGCTTGTGCGCTGCGATGAAGTGTTGGATCGTCGAACATGGACATGTCTTCTCGGACTGGCATAACGAAAGAGTCTCGATTTTGTAGATCAAGACCAACGCAGAACTCGGTATCACTTGCGGCCATTGAAGCCTTTAGCGTGCTAGTGAGATAAGTCTGGTATTCCTGAGAAACTCCAAGTTCCTCAAGTTCATTTAGACGCACGCCGAAGAACGATGGAACGCTATCGACGCCAGCAAATAGGAGAGTACGAAGAGTAACGTCATCAACGACTGTCGTTGAGAAGTCACGAATATCTCCAAGAGCTTCTGGTGAAAGATAAAGATCGGTAAGCTTGCTGTTACGACCACCAGTTAGACGCTTGATTGCTACTTGCATATCAATAAGTAGTTTCTTGGTGAATGCGCCAGCAGTTGCGGCACTGTCACTAATAACGCTATTAGACTTGGCACAGGCAAGAAGTACGTGCCAACCATCTCGATTTACCTTCTGAACGAAACCGTTAGTGAAAACTTCCATAGCTCGGGCAATAATGTCCCAGCGAGAATCACGGGCATAATCAAGTGCCCAACCGATTGAGTTTGTAATCTTGTAGGTAGGAACTATAAGTTCGTCACCTTCGATTACCTGATTGGGAATTGCGCCTTCCTTTGGCATAGTGACTGCTCGATACTGATCTTGTTTTGCTGGTCCGTAGAAGTCTAGTGGGAACTTAGCGTTTGCGCCTACTTCTAGGGCAACTCGTGTGAAGATACCAGCAAGAGTATCAGGTTCTAGAACTCCAGCCTTCCAGGCTGCCGAAAGGCTTTGTGCTAGTGCTACACGATGTTCGATACCTACGGCGTCATTGCTTGCGGTAGCCCGAAGCAGTGCTCGCTCGGCATCTGTAATAACCAACTTTTGCTTATTGATTGTAACTTCCATTTCATTCCTCCTTAGATTGTTTTATTCCTATTAGAAACTTATTACTTTCAATATTACTGAATATTTACGAATACCTTTAGGTAACCATCGCTATCTTTTGCACCTAGTGCTCGTCCGACAAGTTGGTGAGCGGAAGAATCTCGAACATTGCTGAACTTGCCAAGGTTGGTGATGTAAAGAGCATCGCCATTCACGAACGTATCAGATGCATCAAGGGCGTTAGTGACACACTCGCCAATCCGAAGAAGACGAACCTTACCTGATACGTGAGTCTCATTACGAGACATAATAACTTGTTGCTGTGTTGGATCTAGATATCCAAGTGGATCGCCAGTGAGTCCCTGAAGAGAAGGAACGCCACGATTCACAACGTCAATAAGTAGAACGCCAGCAACTGCCTTACCAGATGGCTCGCTGATGCCAGTTGATCCTGTTGGGACGTGAACTTCGCCAGCTGTCGTGCCATAAATAGCAAGGAAGCCCTTTGCTCCTACTGCATTGCTAACCATGTTGATATCGTCTGCGATTACTTTCTGATGCGGCTTAAGTGCCATAGTATATCCTCCTGTTATCGGTGTTTCTTGTCAAACATTTTCTTATAAACTTCTAAAAACCTATCACTCAAAGTCATTGTAGGGGCCGAAGTCGTGCCTATGTCAACATCAACCTTTTCGGCACTATCTATATTTACGTCCTCTACTTCGACATCTTTTACTTCTTCTTTAGATTCTTCTGTAACTTCTACTGTAGCAACAGGATCGTCTACTACTTCCGTAGTTTTTACTTCGCTGACAACAGTTTTAGTTTTAGTCGAGCCCGGATTTGTAACTTCTTTGTTATCAACGGCTTCTGACGAATCCTTTTGCTCTTCACCCCCTTTTTCGGTAACTACTTCATCAGATGTTGGACTATGAATAACGCTAATAAACTCTCTTAGTTCGGCAACGTATGTCTCAAACTCATCTTTTGACATATTAATTGCTTTTTGAATAAACTTCTGAACCTTAGCTGCACTACACTTGAATTCGTTGCATAGTGCCAATGTACGCTCATTAGTTAGTTCTTTTAACTCAAATGCGGCAACTGATAGCTTCAGTGCATCAATCTCAGCAGATGCGGCTACGAATTTGGCACTGCAATCTTCTATTTCCTTCTTCATAGCAACTATTTCAGCATCTTTGGCCACTATTGAAGTTTTTAATTCTTCTATTTGTGCATTTAGCGTAGAAACTGACGCATTGGCTTTTTCAGTCAGTTCTTGTTCCACATCCGCCTTTACCTCATTCATACAGCTAATAAGTTCATTCTTATCCATTGCGATTTCCTTTTTAATAACACCAATCTCATATTTTGAAAGTGATAAGTTTATATATTTATTATAAGATACGTCATTAGATAAAGATAGTATAATACTTTCGGGATTGGCTGGATTTTTTACAAGACCTACGCCGCCTATTAGTATTTCCCTTAGAACTCGTCCAACCCTTTGTCCATTATAAAATCCACTGCCACCATTTATTCTTAGTAGTTTATCTAAGATTTTTTCAGTTTCCGTGTTTCGTTTTATTATTTTATTACCAAGTTTATAATCATAGTCGGGAAACCACACCTCGACTGAAACAAACAAGTCCCTATTGTCACTAAAGGCACCAATGGAACGTAGTTCATCGGCACATGCATACTTATAAAGAACAGCTTCGCTTGTAATGTCAAAATCTACTGGTATATTACTTGCTGCAATGTCTTCTTCTGATATTTCTACACCGTCTTTGCGTGTAGGATATGTTCGCATCATGTGTCCTACTATTTTTGTAGGATTATGTTCTAGATCTACTGGCTTATGTGCCCCAGTTGCTCGTGCTGGCAATACTTCTTCGGCCAAAAACACATCATCATTTCTGTTTATACCAGTAGACAATAGCACCGACACCATTTTGGACAAATCTTTATCTAATGGTTGCGTACTAACCAACGCTGCCTCGTTTGCAAATGCAACATCTGTAGGTTCAGCATCTACAATACTAGCCTTTGTGAAAAAATATGTTTTATACGGAGCCATTTTCAACTCCTTCTTGTGTATTATTTATTATTGCCTCATTATTTGAAATCTGATTTACATCAATAGGAGTTATGGTACCATCTGCATTTTTGATAACTTTATTACATATACTAATTCCATTTAGTGACTGTGTAGCCATTCCTACTGTTGTACTTTGTGCCGGTTCTGTATATATAAATATTGGCTCTAGTGGAACAACATGCTTTGGAGTAAGATCTATAATATGAGCAGGTGCAACATATGGACACTGTGGTATTACTGGTTCAACAGTCGGTAATACTGGTTCTTTTACTACCTCAACTATTTCACTTGCTGGCACTAATGATGCCTCTATTGCTTTTAATTGTTCCATGTGCATAGATAGATGTTCACTAATGCACTTTTTCTTTGAATCGGCCAATGGAAGCTCAGGCAACACAGAAAGCCAATATACAAGTGCCGCCTCATCTAGATGAGTACCACTGTCACCATCGGTAGCATCATCAGTGTGATGCTTGGCAAATCTATTACTTCCAGACACATATGCAAAAAGATGATCATTAGTCATGGTAAACCCCTTATTTCTTTAGTGGACAATCTCTTGATAAAACTTCACGCATCATATCTGACTGATGCTCTATTGAAGTAACTATTTTATCAGCCCCGGCCTCAAGTTGAGTTTCACACTTGTCAAGTTTTGCAACCAGTGAAACAACAGCCGAGGTTAGATGGTCAATATGGTTCGAAATTACCGTATTTTGCTTATCGATTACTTCGTCTTTTTTAGCTATTACACTTGCATGGTCTGTCAACATTCTACCACCCAGCTTCCATAGGGCATATGCTAATGCAACACATACGGCGACTGGAAGTCCGAGCTTTTCAATAAGGCCAATAATATCTTCCATGTATTATACTCCTAATGATTCTCTGCATATTGCCCACGCAGAGCTTACTATATCGGCCATTTCTTTTTTATTAGGCGCACGCTTATGCGTCTCTTTGAATGTTGCAACCTTGCGATCTTTAACGGAGTTTACACACCTATCAAGTTTCGCAGGTTCAGTTGCTAAATCTAATTCTATAGCACTATTAATGTCTTCTTCTGTAAATGTTTCTTTATCCGGATAAGTTGCCAAAATCTTTATAGTAGCTGACATGACGAGATCATCATCTAACAACTTATTAGCCTCTGTTTTATCAGAAATCATATTAATCAAATCCATAACCTTGGAAGATACTGCATGAAATACCTTTGGGTCTATTGTAGATACGCTTGAAATATTGCGTCCTTGTGGATTAGATCTTCGCACCGTAGACAATTTCTTCGGTGTGTTTACTGGACGACCGCCCTTGTCGCCGTGTCTGCCTTGTTGCGATGGAGTTGTAGGCTGAAAGCTAACTTCAGTATCTTCTGGAGAAAATAGTGTTTTCTGGTCAATATGCGTAGAGAACTTGCCTATCTTGAGTAATACGTTTGGCGTATCTTCAGACAGGTCTTTTCTCATCAAATCTTCTTCCTTCATTCGCTCAAGTTCAATCTCAAAGTTTTCGCCAAAGCGTTCTACTATGGTCTTATATGAAACCATATTGCGGTCCAGTAACTCAAGTAGCAGTCTCTTTTCAAGGTCTTCATTAGACAGGTTCATGTATCGCATCTTTACCCAGGCTGGCTTTCTGAAGCCCATTGCCTTGGCTACAATAATCATTTGTGCATTTAGCCACATAAGCAATGTATTACGTCCAGTCTCTAGACGTTCGAGTAATGTCTTTACAGATAAGAAACTTTCTGAGTAGTTACCGCCGCCGCCATTGATTAGAACTTCTGGAATGCCACATCCGCTTCTGATATCATTATCTACTTGTTCATATTTCTCTTTGCCAAGAATCTTCTCAATCGGTGGATATTCTGATTTTACATCAACTAAATTATCCCAAAGAATAATCTTTGATTTAGATGGATTTTTCAATAGAGATGCCATCTTTGCAAACTTGGCAGGATCTGGCACTGCATCTTCTACTACATCGCCAAGCTTTACAAATGTCAATACGTTACAAACACCTTCTGCAACCGATACGTCCATGTCACGCAAAAGCTTCTTGAATTTTACATCCGACATTACACGCCAAAGCATTGGATTTGCCCAAGAACGATAAGAATCCTTCTTATAATATAGCATACTAAGTCGCTCTGGATCAATCTCCAGCTTGGCTGTCTCTAACAGCTTTTCAAAACGTTCTGGACCAACCGACTGTTTAAACTCTTCTATTTTTTCACGCTGCCATGCGTTTGTTGGGTTCTTTAATGCCTGAATATCTTCTTCAGTCATATTATAATAGAATCGCTCACTGCCAAATAGGTCACTTCCTTCTTTATCTAACCTTAAAACATCTAATATTTTATATGCTACAGGAATCTTGCGAGAAGATGCATCATTATCTTTGGTGTTTATAAATGCAGATGATGATTTAGATATGGACTTCTTTAGCTTATCGGCCTCTTCTTGTTTAATAATACCACGAATAGCCAATACCGGAACGTTTGAATCTCTATATATACCTTTTAGAATCTGCTCACTAATCCAATATAATCCTATATGTCGTGCCCAGTTTACATAAAAATTCTGTATGGCCTTTGATTGATGCACTATAGTAAAATCTTCTAGTGCGAAATCTACCATTAGGTCTATAATGTTGCCGATTACACCTACATTATCATATGCTTCTCTGACGGCAGCGATCCTATCTTTCATTTCTGTATCGCTAACGCCACCAATCTTTTCAGATGCTCCATCGAATCTTATTCGTGTAGCAGAATCTGATTTATAAATAACTTCTGCACTTTCTGCAAGGTATTTATCTAAGATTTGCGACTTGGACAACTGAAGATTGTCTTTCGGTTGTTCTGCTTTATTTTCTTCTGTCATTTTATTATTTCTCTATGTTGAAAAAAATCTACCTATACATATATACGCTCTAAAAATTTTCAATATAATCGCCAAAAGTACTTTGGGCATTATATTTTTCTCTTATAATGCTCTCCTCAACCAATAACTTATTAAACCTTGAGGCCAAAAAGTTGCCTATCAGCAATGCAGAATATCTATCTTTATGTTTTGGGGCCTCATCTGTTGGCTTATTACATGCTGGCATTAAATCAAAATGTTTCTTGCCACTCTTTGTATACGTAACTTCGACGAATGAAAGCTCCTTTTTTGTCTCTCTTATATTAAAAATAATATCTTCTGCGTCGTCATTGTGAGAGCCAGTCCATGCCTCCATTGGGAACATTATAGTCTTATCTTCTATATTCTTTTGCAATAAAGTGTTGGCTTCTTCAATCCAGTTAGACGAAAAGTCAAATGGAAATAATATCTTTTGGCCACCTTTTGAATCACTATTGCCATCATCTACCGCAAAAATTTTCCTATCTCCTGGCTTCATAAGACTTTCCATTGCCAGACATTCTTCTACTGCGTATCCGCCACCACCACGGTCCATGCCTATTCCAATAACGTTGAACTTACGCAATAGATCTCTTACTATGGCAGTAGCTTCAGAGAACTTCTTTTGTTGAAATGCTGTGGCATATACTAGTTTATTTGGCGTGCCAAGTTCTATGATACATATGGCAAACCTATCATTAGTTCTGGCTGGGTCTACTCCCATAATATAACGTTTGTTTGGAAGTCCTTGAAGTAATGGCGCAAATCCATCTGGGAAGGTCGATGTGGCAGCAACAATATCTTTATTCTTAAAGAACCCGAGTGAGTCATCGCCAAACTGTGCCATGTATTCCATCTCAAACAGCATTTTTGGCATTGACATTCTGGCGTTCTGAATGATCTTCTTTTCCATAAGTCCTGGTGGCAACTGCTTATATGAATATCGCACTATACAATAATCTTCATATTCAACTACTTCGTTGCCGTCAATCTCTTCCCCAAGTATTTCCTTAAACTTGTCTGCTGAACCAGAAATGCGATTCTCTAAAATCTTAGAATATTGTTTGTAAGCCCTATATAGCGGACCAGTCTTGAAGCCAGCCGTTCCAGAAAGTATTATTTTGTTACCCTGCGCATTCTGATCCTTATTTGCTACAACTTTATTGTCACCAGCCAATAATAATGTCTTAGTTTTTTGCCAGGGGTCAGCCTGTGTAGCTGCGAAGCCTCTAATAACAACATCAAATACTTCTTGGGCAACTGAATCAAATTCATCCACTATAATAGTATGTGCCCGCTCTCCTCTAATCTTTCCACCATTGCCTAGAGGTAATGCTGTAATAGTTGAGCAATTTACCTCAAAACTACATCGGTCAACGCCCTGAGATGGTGGCCCACTAGACATTATACGGAGCAATGGGGCACGTTCATATATCTTCTTTATAACATCAAATATTTGCTTTGACTGACGAAAACTTGCAGATACAAGTATAATCTTAGTATTGGGCTTTAGTAATGCCTCTAATAGTGCCGCCATTCCAAGAATGAATGTCTTTCCGGCACCTCGTGATAGTAGCAATATTGGAAACTTGTGCATCAAGATAGCTCTAATAATAGCCATTTGAAATGGATATATATTAGTATTTAGAATATATTTTATGCCAAATTCTGGCGAATAATATTCATTACATAGTTTATAAAATTCTGTAAGTTCACTATCCTCACGTAGATGCGTAGGTACATCAGTAAGCGGATTGAAAAATAGTGTCTTATCTGGTAAATGTTTATAAAATGAATAATCTGGATTAAACACTTTTGGCATCTGGCACCGTTCCCCTATTCTCATTCTTTACTGCAAGTAATAAAAGACTTCGTGTAATAGAATGTCCATATTCTCTAGTTCCGGCCAATATGATAGGAACATTGAACTTCATTGATGTTGACAGCATTCTATCTAAAATAGTAGATCCCTTGATCTTGGTGAATCTATTGCTAAATACGCTAGAATAATAATCTTCTACAACAATATACCTAAACTTTGATGCCTGCATCTTTTCTAATTCTCGTTCGAAACGTTCGAAATTTGTGAACAAGTTAGAATATATTTCTTCAATGCTATTTTTGCGCTCAACAACTACTAAATCTATACGCCCCTTTATTGTATAATCTCCATATGGCAATGCTGCCGTTTCAAATCCAGCACATCGTTCAGACGAACGAAATGTATATGGCATCTGCTCACGAGTATCTACTAAGATGGTTGGTAAAGATCCATTTTCGTCTACGTATAGATATATCTTGTCTTTCTTCTTACGACATTCTTCATTACAAAATTTTTTATTACCCTTGCCAGCAGGTAACTCTTTCTTGCATAGTGGATTTTGACACAACTTAGCCATTTTTATTCCTCTGTATTTTCATTGCCAGTGAAATCACTACGTAACCCAGACGGAGCAATACCACTTTTGAACAATATATTTAAATCAAAATCTTCATCTTTGCCTGAAATGATATTACCATTTGGATTTGTGGCAGTCCTACGATGTTGATTATAGTATAATTCTGCCATAAACTTTAGCATTGCAGCTTCATATCCAACTTCTCTGCGAACGTTAGGGTCTTTTAGTTCTTTGATAATGGAACTGAAGTTTGTTGCCTGGTCATTAGAGTTTTTTAGTCGTTGCTTTCTTTGGACATTTAGACTCTCTTGACAGTGAGCAACTACATCTTGCATCTCTTTTATTTCTTTGGCCATGAATCTATGCTCATCCTGCTCCTCTCGCATATAACGAAAAATTCTAAGCTGAGCCATGGTCATTTCATGCAATGTATCCTTTTCCATAGATGTTACTGTCTCAATGGATGGATCACTCATGAAATCTACATATTTAGCCTCATAGAAATCTAAATCTTTTTTATCAAGAACCTCTTTTATTTGCCCATATAGCGCCGAAGCTCTCAATTCCTTTTTTAGGAACTCAGACTTTTCTGTTTCTGACAATGAAGACAAATAACTTGACCTATTGTCCTTGATGGCTGGAGTTACAAACTTATTTTTTTGCTTATCAGTTAGCGACAACTTTACACGTCTATTTACAATAGACTTTGGCGTTCGCTTTAGAGCAACTCCTATTTGCTCATCCGTCATTGTTAGATAATTCTTCTTTATGAAGTCATCTTCTTGTTTCGAAAATCTACCAGAAATAATATTATCTGCCATCGCATTCCTCTTTATCGAATATGTCTCTAATATCTTTAATTATAACATGCCTATCTGATTTGCCTAATGCTCGTAAATTAAAATTATTATCTTTTAGTTCCATAAAAATAGACACATGTCCACTTGGTAAATTCTCAACTATAAAATCAGTAAAATCAAATGCAGATACATGTTCATGATGTGCAGTATCTAAAGCCATTTTTTCATCTACCATGGTTGGACTATTTATTGACAATTTTGCCATTATATATCGTCCATGCTTGGTAAATTTTTCACAATCTATCTTATCGCCAAATCGTGCACAATCATGTATGCCACTCGCCGCTGCATCACTATTCCAATACATACATCGGGCACATGGAGAATTGTGTTTGTATACAGTATTTCGGCGAATATCTCTTAGTCTATTGTCTGCACATACTGACAAGAAAGTATGAATATTTGATCCAGACCGTTTTGGGTCATAGTTTTTCAGTGTCATAAAACACTTTATTCTTACTTCCTGCGCAATATCCAACTCATCATAGTATGCTATTCGTCTATATTGCTTGGCCTTATCTTTTGCTATACGTTCGATTATATCGTGTACCGAATCATACGTTAGACCAGAAGGACTATATTGAAATGCTGAAATTGCTATATTTTTGCTCATATTATTCATTACGTAGTGTAAATTTATCAATAATGTCTGCATTAGATAATGGCCCACACGACTCTACTGCTTCTGCCTTTTTTAGATTATGTGGAATAGCATGTACTATAGCAGCATTAGTACGGATTATTTCTGGAATACAATCAATATGCCTATCTAGTTTCGATTGAGTATCGTGAATACATGCTCCAACTATTTCTTTATTACAAATAAAACAAATCATATTTACCTCTTGATATATAATCCATTATTTATTATATCCAATGATGGCTTAGTGCCAAAAGCCACAACATAACGACATGCATTTTTCACATGTTCAACATGCCATAAAACCTTATCACCAAACAATATAACCTTATCAGATGTATTTGTAAACGGCAACAATGCATTCGTTATTTCTATAGTATTTCCTCCACATGGTATAACATTATAATATCCATACAATGGTTTATTACTCATTACTGAATCTGACATTTTTTTATAAAGTAAAACATATATTATAGTTTTATTATCATATAAAGCTATTTTATGTGTGCTTTTTAGCACAGAATGAAATACTATTACGTTATATGACCAATCAATATTTTTACAAATAGATGCAATAGATGCAATATCTTCAAATGAACATTCTATAGCGATTACACCAGAATCAGTTAGCTTGCGTGCAAGTTTCCAGATAAGCGTTTTATTATATTGAAAATCAGATGATATATCTACTATAGATAGTGAACAACTCCTTGAGTCAACATTATCCAATAACATATCTATTAAATATAATCTTTGTTGACTTGGTGTCATGTCAGTTTTCGCACTATAAAATATATCTAAATCCATAATGTATTTAGGCCAACATATTGACCATTACTCCTTTCTATACATAATATATTTATCGTCTATATATAGAATATATTATTTTTAGTCATTTGTTTATTTTATGATATTTTATTTCAGTTCGCATCTGTCTCCTGTGCAAGCATAACTCTTAGCACCAGTAGTGTTGTCTTCATTTTCAAACTGCCTTAGATTATCATAATCTATTGTTGGCAAAATACTTATGAGTTTTTCATACTCTTCTTTCGTAATCTCTTCGTATGGTGCCTGTTCGTAAGTTCCGCCATCAAATGGCAAGAATGACAGTCCATTTACTATATCCCAGTTCTTGTATACCCAGTTTCCAACTTCAAACCATTCTTCATCTTTTACATAAATAGTATTTGATACATTATGTTCGCACCAGTTAGTTTGAACTTTCTTATAAAACTCAAGTTGCTGTATGGCCGTAAGATCATTTCTAGTAAGTGACTTTGGCGGAGACTTAATTGGAAATGATACAACCCATGTAGTAACCTTGTCTTCTGACCACTCTTTACCTGGCTCATATATATTACATGCCGACCTATTCCCTTTAGATGCCTTATCCCAGTCTTTCTTATGTTGTCCATTCTCTGGTGTAGACTTGAAACCTGCTGCCTTCATTAGCTTATATAATGGATCAGTAGATGCAATTCTATATCTACGAAGATAGTATTTGGCAAACCGTGTGTGAATACCAGAAGATGAGTTTACTACCTGAGAAACTGAGCCACTTGGCTTTACGCAAGTTATTGCGGCTGGCATATTTATGCCTAAAATCCTAGATGCATGTTTAGCCACCTTGATAGCCTTGCTCTTCATTGCACGCAAAGCATCTTCTGTTAGCAAACTATAGTTGTCCATTTGTCCTGTAAGAGATACACCTAGCAATCTTTCTTCTTCACAGTTTTTCTTCCACTGCTTGCGCAAATACGGAAAACTAGTAAACGTAGACTGTATAGCGCCAATCCATACGGCTGTTTCTATTTTCTCTAGAATGTCATCTAGATCATCGGATGCTCTAACTACTACCTCTGATAGGTTACATTGGTATGTTAATACATTATTAAACACAGCCATGTGTCTATTTTTTTCTTCAAAACAATAAGCATCATGCTCGCCTTGAATTTCTACTACAGATCTTATAGTTTGATATTTAGATTTATATATTGACAAATGTCCGTTTAGCACATTGAGTCTATTACAAGGAATCATATTACATGAAGTTATTTGTAAATAAAACATGTCCCTATTTCTAATACCAAAATTTGTTATTGTTCCAGCTTTCTGCATTAAACAAATAGAAGACCTTATTCCGCATTTGGTTAATAATAGTTGAATTTTCTCTGCACGTTCTCTATCTGATAGATATAATCTTATTCCTCCAGTTGAGACATTTGATCCATCTGAATCCAATAATCCTGCTATAAATTGTAATATACTATTTTTAGACCAAGAAAAAATTATATCAAAGGCTGATGAACTATTTTTTAAAGACAATACAAGGTCTGCATCTATTGTAGATGGACAATATACACGACAAGACTCAACAGAATATCCTTTTTTAATCTCTATTTTTCTCCTACTGCCACTTACAGGACATTTTATCTTATTTCCAAATAAATCTATTGCAACCCTGCCATTATATGAACATCCATCACCAACTGCAAAACCAAGCGTATATGCTTCTGGATATTCAATACCATCCTCGTATTGTATTTCAAATGGCTGAGATTGCATTGCATATTTATGATTCTTTAGTAAATCCTTTGCCTCTATTTTAGAAAACTTTTTATTAAATCTATCTTTTACTGAAAACTTGTGATCTGGTGTACAATCAAGATATGATCCATCGCTAATCTCTACCCTAAGCAATTTGGTATTTTTTCGTGTAAGTCTTGGAATAACTTTTGCCCACTCTATGCCATTCCATATTTCTATTTCTTTACCAACAGCATTTTCTATTGTTGTAACACCATTTCTAGTAATCAATTGTGTATTACCAGCCACGCACAATTCGCAGTTCCTAAGAAGTATCTCCGAGCACGGATTTAAACCACATATTAACTTTGAATCTCTTCTGTCATTACATGTGTGTTTTGCAGCACTTAAATTGAAAATACCCCTTTCGCCAGTTCCACTATTGGCCAAAATAGACCACTCATTTAAAAACTCTGTCGCAGTTGGCTTTTTATTGTATACTGCGCTATTATTACTCATATAACGACGAATAGGGAATTGTCCAGTTTTTGCCTTAGACATCGGCTCATCATCAAGGTCAGATAAACAAATCTCTGAACTGCGTCTTACGCCTCCGACTACTACTATTTCGGCAATCTGATTCATTATATCCGAACACTCAAGCGAAGTTAGTTTACGTCCTTGGGCTCCAGAAAACACTTCCCTAATAAATTTATGCAATACAATAAGAGGACTTGGCCCTGACGATTTTCCACCCATTACTTTTAATTTTGCACCCTTTGGTCGCAACAAAGAATAGTCAAACTCAATATCATGCCCCTTGTAAAGCCATTCAATTAATACCTTTACGGAATCAGCCCAGCCTGCCTTGCTATCTGGTATAACCCAAGTGCCAGCACCGGCACCATCTAACTTTGGCACTATTGGCAATTTATCTACATATTTCTTTTCTACGCTATATCCAAATCCAGTACCACACATTAAAATATATACAGCCTCAGAGAATGCCTCAATGCAATCTACTGCCGAAAAACTACAATTATACATGCATAAATTGTCAAAATTTGCTGCATCGCCTGCTGACCAAAGTGCTCGCATAGATGGCATTACATCAAATGACAATATTTTACTTCTAATCTTATTAAGCACCTTAGAAGGTATTTTCTCACCACGTTGATTCAATATAAAATCAATATATCTATCTACTGCGTGCTCCCAATCTTCTCGTTTTTGTTCATCATCAATCCAGCGTGCATATGATCTATAAAATACAAACTTGGCAGCCTCATTAGGAAATTTTATATTTGACATACTTACCTCATTCTCTAAGCCCATGTGCGATATTTTCTTTAGTGCAATTATCAGACACTACTTGAAACACGACATTGCGTTGTAATTCACCAATAGTTCTAGCGTTATTATATGTCATACCTGAACGTATGCCACCTACTAGATTAGTAAATACGTCAGCAACTGGGCCTTTTACTGCAATAAAAGTAGTTTCTCCTTCTGGAGATACATTTTTGTAAGAACTACCTTTCCATTCGCTCATTGCATCTTTAGATGCCATCCCTCTATACTTCTTAAGCTTACCTTTACCAACAACGTTAACTACTTCGCCTGGCGTCTCATCTGTGCCAGAAAATA